TTTGTATTTTATCTATAAAACCTTCTCTTGGTTTGGGTTTAAATTCTGGTTTAGGAAATGTTTTGTTTTCTTTGTTTTTTAAATTAGATTTAATTACATTTATAAAGTTAGAAGGTAAATTTCTTCGTCTATCATAGTGAATTTTAAAAACATCTTCTAAATTATTTGCTTCTTTTAAAAGAGCTTGCACATGTATTTTTTCAAGTATAGGGTAAAACTTTTGATGTTCCTCCATAGAAATAGTGCCTTTTTTTCCGCCAGTAAAAGACTCATCTTTTGGTATATTTCCTTGAAGAATATTTATTCTTTTTCTTCCTTGTTCTATAAGTTTATTTCCATATTCTTTAGCTTCTTTAGGAATTAATCCTCTGTCTCTATAGTTTTCAAGTAAACTATATGTAAATTGAATAGGACCAAAAGCAGAAGAATATAAACCACTTTTTTTATCTTTACTATCTTTTGTTGTAAAAATAAATGGATCTTTAAAACTTCCTGTTTCTGCTTGCCTTAGAATTTGAATTATTTTTTCTGGAGAAAAATAATCTTTTGGTAATGAACTAAGTTGACCACCATCAGCAAAACTAAACCTAGCTATCTCAGGACTTTTTTTTTGATCCATTGGTTGCATAAAGCCTGTTGGCTGTAAAGACTGAGGCATAGCATTACTAATATTTTCAAGAACAGACCCTGTGGGTATACCACCAATAAAAGATTCTTGTGGGCTTGTTGGAAAAGTATTTGCACCTTGAGGTAAACCTTGAGCTTGTCTAACAATTTGTGGTACAAGAAATGTTGATTGTGGGTCACGTTCAATAGCACCTCCTACTTGAGCCATTCCTCTAGCTTTCATAGACTGTTGTATAAGTTTATCCATGTAGTCTTGTTTTCTTGGACCAGTCATAATGTTTGGTCCTGCTGGAGTAGCTGGTACAACAGGTTTATCAGCTTGTGCCATTAAATCAAATTCACCTGTTTTTTCATTGAAGATCATGCCCCTGTCTCGTTCATCTTGCTCCATCATTCTACGTTGACGTTCACTTTCTCTGTTAAAAAATTCTTGTTGTAAACGTCTTTTTAGCAGTTCTGCTTCAATGACTGCTTTTTGTCCTTCAGTAAGACCATAATCTACAAACGGACTAGTTGCACCTCTTCCACCACCACCAGTTGAGGTATCTTCCGGTGTTTTGGGAACTTGTGGCATTGCTTCATCTGGAGGACTAGCTTCACCACCTTCTTGCATTGGCATTTGTTGTTCTGATTGTATTGGAGCACCCATAAAACTTTGCATAGCTTGTTCTTGTGATGCCCTTTTTTGTTTTTCTTGTTCTTCTATTCTTTTACGGTACTCAAGACCACGTTCATTCATGTCCTCAAGTTTTTTAATTCCTATATCTCTTGATACTTCTGGTGGTATAATGTATTCACCATTTGATATAGCAACAGGAACATCATCATCAGGATTGAGATCTTCTCCACTTATTTGCACACCTTTTTTTACAAGATTGCGTACTGATTTTTTTATTAAATCATTGATGTGTTTTGTACCATGATACTCAACACTTGCAGCATTAAGAACAAATGTGCCTTCAGGTAATGATGTAGGTACACCATCATCTGTTGGTCCACCACCACCGGGAACAGCTACTTCACCTACTGGAGCACCTTGTATAACATTACCATTGGCTATTGCCTCTGGTGGAAGATCTCCTAACATACCGCCTTCTTGCATTTGTGGCATATCTGTTTCTTCTTTCTTTTCTTTTTGTACTCCCATTGCTTTAACAATGCGAGGGTCAAGATTTTTTTGTTCTTCTACATAATTTTGTGCAAATTTACCAGTATTGTAATTTAATAATCTAAGAGCTTCTGCTTCTGCACTTGTAGGTTGTTTACCAAATGTTTCAATATTAATACCTTTACCTGTTATAAGTTCACGCAAAACTTTAATAACTAAATCTTCATTGTTTTGACTATATGCTTCTGAAGGTAGCATTTTACTTCTTCATGTTCATGAAAGAGATTTTACCACCATCTTTTGCACCAAAACTTTCAACAAAACCATCTGGAGTTTCTACAGTAACAGCATCAGCATCTACTGAAAAACTACCTCCACCACCGGGAATATCTATATCTACTCCACTAGGAATATCTATACTATCTAAATTTGCTCGTGCTGCTGCTGCACTAGCAGCATCTTGACTAAATCCTGTTGGTGTTGGAGTTTCGCCTATGTCAGATCTTACATCAGGTAAACCAAACATTCCTGATCTACCGACTGATCCAGAAAAACTAGGAACACCTGTTGGTGCAGAACCAAGACCTGATATTGCATCAAGAGTTGTACCAGTACCACCAAATGTTAAAGCATCAATAAACTCTTGATTACTTGCTTTCGGTACATTTGTTGTAAATCCTGTACCACCTGTACTACCTAAAACATTTTGACCACTAAAAAATCTAGCCTCGTTTACTGTTAAACCACGAAAATCTCTTTGTTGTTCTGGAACTGTTCTTGGTATATCTCCACTAGGTGCTGCACCTCTTTTTCCTATTACATCATTTACAATTTGTAATTCTTGTTGTGCTTTGTTTGCCTTTTCTAGTGCGTCTAACGCAAAATTTCCAATTCTTGTTCCTGCTTGTGTTTTATTAACTAAATTTTGTGCTCTTTCTACATCTGAGTTTGCTTTTTCTAAAGCATTAAAAGAAATAGTAGCAGCCTCACCAGAAAATTGATCTACTCCAAATCTATCTAATGAACTAAAAAAATCACCACCAGTAAGAACATCAGCATATGCTTGTTCGCCAGCAGCAGTAGAATTAAAATTAGGTGAATTTGGATCAAACCTACTTAAATCATAGTCACTAACTGGGTCAAAATCTAAAGATTTTCTTCTGAGTTGTTCTTCTAAATCAGCATCCTCTTGTCTAGCATCAGGGTTTTGATTAGGATTTATATCTATAGGTAATATTACACGTTCAAAAGGTATCTCAGCGTCTGCTCTTGCACCACCGGGAATATTTCTAAATCTATCAAATACATTTGGAATAGCCGATGCTGGTTGTGAAAATCTTGAGTCTGGTCTAAAATCTGCATCTTCATAGGACTCAGCACTAGTTGGAGATATTGGGAATACACCTCGATCACTTCTTTTTACTTTTCTTTTACGTTCTGGTGTAATCGTAGATAAACCAACTTTCTCACCTAGTTTTACAAACCCTGCATTTGGACTATCTATGTATTCTACTGCCATCGTTATTTCCTATTTGTTTGCATATCTTTGTAATTACTCCGCAGCTTCAGCAATGTTGCCAGTAAAGCCAGCTTCCCCTGCAAGCGGTGTATCTCCTGTACCGATGTTTCCGCCACCAACGCCTGAGTCATCTGCTGGGTTTGCTCCAACAGGTACTCCTCCAGAGCCATCCATGCTTGCTCCTGCTCCATCAGTAGCCCCAGCTTGTGGAACGCCCCCTTGTGGTTGTTGTTGCTCATTTAAACCTCTCAATACATCTGCAAAAATTGCTGCTTCGTTTACGTCATTTACAAGTTCGTTAGGATCAATGTCTTGTGATATAGCAAGTTCACGAATAAGATTAGGTATCTTAACAAACGGTGCAAGTGTTGGGTTTGCAACTGTTTGTAGTAATGTAACCAAACGCTGTGTGCGTACTTCTTTTTGCATAACAGCAGAAGTACCTCTAGGTTTGATTTCAAGATCCCCTTCAATCTCTGGGTTCTCTTCGTTGAATTGCATATTCCATTGAAAGTATGTCTCACCTAACGGCTTCAATAAATAATCGTCAATATTTTTTATTACAGATTTTATTGATAGGGTTGACGAACTCATTAGCATAGATAAACCAGAAGCAGTACGACCTGTACCTGTAACTCCAGTTTGTCCGTGCATAATACTTGGTATGCCTGTTTCTTCATCAGCTAGTTGTCTAGCTTTGTCATACATTTGTGCGTTAGCTGGTGCAGTATTAGGAAAGTTAATAGAGTTAATGGCTGTTCCTGTAACACCAGATTGTCGTCTGAATACTTTACCGGGATAAATATCATAGTTTTGACCCGGTACTAACATCGCTTCATCTATGTCAAAGACAACATTACCTGCAAGAGCTAAGTTGTCAATAGCCATACGAATATGACCGTTCATTAGAAGCTGTGCATCTTCCATGTTCTCAGCAATGCCAACTCCAAACATTTGATAAGGATTGACTTCATAAGGAAACACATGAAAAGGAATACGTTCTGGTGTAAACGGATTTACAACCAAACGTAAAATTTTATTACCTGATACCCACGCATTTACCGAATACGAAGATAACTCTTCCATTCCTTCAAATATTTCCAAACCTGCTTCCTGAGCAAGTTTAGCATCCAAAGTACCCCAATACTCCAATACTTCGTACCTTGAATCGGAATAGATAGGATCGTTTTGATCTGATTGTAGTTGTGCTTCAAAATATTTTTCTTCATAATTTGGACCATTTGCTAAAAGTTCTTCAATGATTGCATGATTAAAATACGGTTCATCTTTTAATTTTCGTAACTGTTGTCTATTAAGTTTGTGTCTTTGTATTACATATTCTGCTTCATCAATAGTTGTTGCATTAGGATCAGGATACAAATTCCAACACGATACGTGAGAAACATTAGGTTTATCTTTATGAATGGGGTCATATTGTTTTTCACCCATAGCATCTCTTCGCCATCTTGCTATTGTTTTTTCTGAGGTAAACGGTCCTTTAATAACACCTGTTCCTAAAAGACAACATTCAAAAATAGCTTTGCGTAGTTTCTTTACTGCATCAGTATCAAGTAACTGGTCATGTATAATTTTTTCCATGTTACTAGCAGCTAACGCAGCTGGTTTAATCTGGGGCTGACCCATCTTTGCAGGACCAGCCACTAAGTTTTCGGAGTCATACTCTGGTCCTAGACCTCGTATGATAGGATTATCTTCTAACGCTGTAGCTTCTGTAGCTCCCGGTAATAATTCCATGTCATCACCGGGAAATCCAAATGGACTTTCTACTGGTGGTTCTTGTGGCGATTTTAAATGAGCAAACTCTGGTATACCCTCTGGGTGTGGAGTAGACTCAACCACCAATGGGAACTTTTTATTAGCAAATAGTATATCACTAATCTGTCCAACAGCAGCTAGAACTTTTACTTTTGTAATTTTTACGAATACACGAGATCGTTCTGACTCTCGTAATTTATCTTGATTTGCACCGTCAGACAAACCACGATAGTTTTTATACGCTTTTAACCATCGCTGTTCATCAGAATAACGACCATCCTCTGCTATTTGAAATTTTTCACGGATGTGTCCGACTAGACCACCAGATAAACTTGCATCTTCTAGTCTAACATCTACAGCAGTATCTGTATCTTTTTTTTCAGATTCAATATCAAGAAAAGACATAAAAATTAATAATCTTTTTCGTCAGCCATACTGTTGAAGTTTGGAGACACATTAGTTTTAGTTTGTTTTTTTGGAGCATCTAGTGTAGATACAAATGGTTTAGCAGGGGCAGAAACCCATGCTTCTAGTGGAGTTTGTGCAGCTTTACCGTCAGGCACTTCACTCATTCTGCCTTGTTCAGCAGCACTTGTAGCATCTATCATAGTTTGTGGCATAATCTTTTCCTATTGTTAAAGTTGATGTTATATGTTACTAAATTTACTACCAGTACCAACGGATCACCTCCTTTGCAGTAAGAGACACCTAACAAAAGTATTCCGTCTATTTAATACCCAAACACTAAGTCTCTTGGTTCGGGAGCAGTATCTTTTATTCTATTGGACCATGTAGAAAAATTCGTTGTATTTATTTGTTGGAACATACACAAGTATCTTAGTGCATCGTAAGCATGGTCCTCAGCTTTTGTATCCACATCTTCAGAATTAGTTCTCGATAACGGTATCGAGGGAAGAGTTCTAATGAGATTATGACAGGATTCAAATATTTTAAGTTTTGGCTCTCCTGTTTCTTCATTAACTTGCAATCGTTTGTGTACTTCAAGTTTTCCACTTATTCTATCTGAGTTAGAAGGCAACCAACGTAATCCTCTTTGTATCATGGTCTGAGCTACAGATGGTGCTCCTGCTATTCTGTTCCAACAGGATTTATCTAACACCGCTGAAAAAATAGAAGGATCTTTTGCCTCTGCTTCAAAGATTGCATCTGCTAGTGTATCAGCTGTTAGTCTACTCGTGTAAAGCTCTCTATATACCCAAATGTTACCGTCATAATCCACAGCAGCCCAAAGAACACAGGAAGGACTACTATAACCATAGTCAGCAGCACGAAAGCGAGGCCAACCTCTAGGAATATCAAAAGGCTCACAAATATGTAAACCACGATTAAATTCAGCAAACGCAGCCCCTTCTGCAACATCCCAGTCTCCATCTAGTAATCTTCGTCTTTCTACTTCTGGCAATGATAAAAGCATTGCCTCATATTCTCCTGACGACATAAGATAAGGATTATCTGTTAGTCTTGCAGGAATAAACTTTCTACTAAATAATGGTTGTCCTGCTTTTGCGTGACTAGGAGGAAAAACCAAAGCATTTCCACTTTCCATGTCTTGTGCTGCAAAAGGTGTATTTGGCTGACTAGGATCAATAAACATTTTTTTAATCCACCAACCGCCAACCCCACCGGGGTTTGCTGATGCTCTCATATAGGTTTCAATACTAGGATCTGTTGTTCTTAGCCTTGAACGTAGATAATCCCATACATACGGTGTGGGATAATGTCCTAATTCGTCAATACCTATCCATGTAAAGGATTGACCTTGAAATCTTGTTGCATCACTATCTTTATCGACATACGATAATAAAATGGTAGCTCCGCTTGGAAAGATCCAAAGATTTTTGCTTTCTTTGAATATTGCATTTACAAATGCTTTTGGATAAACCTTCTTTGACTGGTCTATCAATTCAGCTAACTCACCTAGAGTACGCCTGAGAAGTAAGGCTCGGTGATTGGGATTATCAGCATATCGTAATGGATCTACCAGAAGTGCATAGCTCTTGCCACCACCAGCTGCACCTCCATAGAGCACTTCCTTTTCAGGAGCAGCCAGAAAATCTGTTTGTGGTCCTTTATTGGGAGAGAATATTAATTCGTGTTCTCCCTCAACAATAACATCTTTTATTGATGTTGGTAGTGTATCAACAAACTCATTTGTTGTAATACCACCTTCTGTTAATAATTTTTTAGCTTTTTTAGACCGCTGTAACTGAATATTAGCTTTATTAGAGTCATTTTGAGCCTTTTTCTTCTTTTTCAATGCTGCTCGTTCTGACCGTTTAATTTTTTCTAATTCTAGCTGTTTTCTGCTTTTATTATAATTACCCTTTTCTCCGGGTTTTAGCTTCGGTCTTGCCATTTTATGTAATTTCTATTGTTTTTCTGGTGTTATGTCCACCATTGGCTTTTTACTAGGTAAAAGCACTATTCCATGCTTAATTTCACCACTTACATCAACTTGTTGACGCTTGGTAATACCTATTCTATCCAAAATATCTCCAGCAGCACGAAACTTTAGCTCTAAACGGTTAGTAGGTAGACCGTTATCATGGTCAGTATCCATTGTATTAACGATGTTATCAGCTGCTTTAACAGCTGCACCGTTCAACATCAGCTTTGTGCGTTCTGCTATCTCTTCTTTAAGAGAAGCCAACACATCTTTACGACTATGAGGGCTGTATTCTGCTGTTTTTAGAGCAGCAGCTATATTACCCCCATTAGAAAACAAGGCTGTTAGAAAGTTTTCTTGCTTTTCTGTTAGTTTTTTCTTAATTAATGCGTTGGCTGTCATAGAGAATGTTTCTCTCTTCCTCACTAAACAAATAATCCCTAGAATCTGGTCGATGTAAGTTGGGGGGATATTGAGTGTGAAGAGAAACTTCTCCACCCATACTACTATTATAGTGCTATATAGGCCACTTGTCAAGTAAAAAATGAAAAAATATAAAAAAAAATTATTTTTAAGAGCTTGTACGATTTTACTTGACAAAACGTGAATCTGACTGTATAATAGTATTAACGGTTTTGACGAAGGAAAAACCCCTATACCCTATATTAAGTACACCAACCTCCATTCTTGGGGGTTTTTTTGTGGGTGAACCTAAGAACACCAACCTCCAAAAACCAAAAAAATAAAAAATTATTCTCAGCTAGGTATGTATATTGTATACCTACCCTAGTGGCCCTAGCGTACCCCCCCTGATAAATTAAATATATACCTATATAGTACCCCTACAAGCTACAAAAACCCCTTATAAACTGCTTTTTAGCTGGTGTTATGGGGTTCAATACCTATTGACCCTAAAAACACCCCCAGCCCCCCTTAAAATAGACCTCACCCCCCAGCCCCACTAGTGGCCCCTTAGTTTATTTTTAGTATATTTCTAGGGTATACCTACCCATATATAAAACAAATAACCCTAGACCCCTTAAAAAGCTTATTAATCATGATGTTAAATGGTTATGCTGGGGGTAGTGGTAGACCATAAAAAAACCCCCCAGTTGGTTAAACTGAGGGGCTAAGTTTATCGGTGTAAAGGACTAAAAAACACCGACTAGCTATTAGAAATCTTAATCAAGAATAGACCAGCGATTATAGTTAGGTATACCAGCTTTATCTAGAATGTTATAGATAAGCTGATTGTCGTATTCGTTATAAAACTCTTCTAATTCTTGAATAGTGGGGATAGATAAAACCCCCTTGGCTGGTGCTGGTGTTTGTTGGTTCATATTCATTACACTAACCCCCCAGCTAGTCTGTTTTCTGCGAATGGGGCCACGATGTTAGTTAACCAGCTGGCCACGTTTTCTTGGCGAGATACACCAACATT